TTGACTAATTTGACGAAGTTATATTTATGGAGTAATAAACTCAAGTCTTTACCTGACTCGATGGGGCAGTTAACTGCATTGTTGTGCTTAGATTTAAGTGAGAATAAACTCAAGTCTTTGCCTGACCCATTGAAGCAATTAACTAATTTAACGGAATTAGTTTTTGATGGTAATAAATTAGGAGATTTGTAATGGACATTACACACTACGCCAAAAGATGCAAAATTACACGCAGGGGAATAAAGCCTGCTCACATCTCCTTGAGGTCATTACCTGAAACAGTTTCGGATGATGATAAAAAGTTATTCGAGGATATAACGTTAGCACATAAAGTTTATTCTAAAACTTACTACGAAAAAAACAAACATAGAATAAAAGAGTATCAAGCGGAGTATCGAAAAAATCACAAAGAGTATCACAAAGAGTATCTCAAGAAGTGGGCTGCTGAAAACAAGCAGCAAATATATGAGAGGCATAAAAAGTGGGCAGAAGATAACAAGGAGAAGATGAAAGAGTATCAAAAGAAGTACCGTGAAGAAAACAAGGAACGGAAAAAAGAATTAAGTAAGTTAAGCTACGAGCGCAAAAAACAAGCAGCGACTATCTAAAAGGAACTCATGTCTAAAAAAAGAAAAGAGAAGTTTTATGAAGACTACCGAGTGGCAGCGGTTAATGCACTGAACAAAAAGCAAGTTCAGTATATGAACACCATAAGGGCAAACATCATTACATTTGCTGTCGGAAGTGCGGGGACTGGTAAAACTTATGTTGCAGCAGGATTCGCTGCACAAATGATGGCTGAGAATGCTATTGAAAAGATAATTATGACACGCCCTAATGTTGAAGCGGGACGAAGTTTTGGATACCTACCAGGAGACCTTAAAGATAAATACGAGCCTTATATGGAACCGTTACTTGATGTGTTGTATGAGCGGCTAGGAGAACAAAAGACAAAGGCTATGCTAAATAACGGCTCAATACAATTTAAACCGCTAGAGTTTTTACGAGGCAAGACATTTAACCGATGCTTTTATATCCTTGATGAGGCTCAGAACTGCACGCCTTCCCAGATGAAATTATTTCTAACGCGGATAGGGGAAAACTGTAAAGTTATTATTGATGGTGACGTATCTCAAAAAGATATTCCAGGTAAATCTGGTTTACAAGATGCGATTGAAAGATTGCATGATGTTGATAAGATAGGGATTGTCGAGTTTACAGTTGATGACGTAGTGCGGTCAGGTATGTGTAAAGAAATACTATTAAGATACAGTAATTAGAGGCATAGAAATGAGTCAAGATAATGTTAATTCACCTGCACATTATTCAACAGGTCGTATAGAGTGTATAGATGCAATGAAAGCGATGCTAACTCCTGATGAGTTTGAGGGGTACTTAAGAGGTAATGCGTTTAAGTATATATGGCGTAGCCCTTTAAAGGGTAAACCTATTGAGGATCTTGATAAAGCGATTTGGTATATTAAAAGACTTCAACAAGAAGTCGTTGGGGAGTAATATGAGTGTTCCTAGTTTCACATACAGTTCTATAAGCCGATTTATGACGTGCCCAAAACAATATGAAGCCCACCATGTATTAAAGTACATTCCTCACACGGACACCGAAGCAACACTCTACGGTAAAGATTTGCATCTCGCTGCGGAGTTGTATATAGGGAATGGGACACCGCTTCCCGATAAGTATAGTTACATAAAGTCTGTGCTGGATGTTCTCAAATGTATTAAGGGGGAAAAGCTATGTGAGTACCAGCTTGCGATTGCACTTGTAAACGGGGAGTATGTATCGTGCGACTATGAGGATACTAAACGCTATTGGCGAGGGATTGCTGATTTAATTATTATAGATGATGATAAAGCTTATATCGTTGACTATAAAACAGGTAAGTCTGCTAAGTATGCAGACACTAAACAGCTTGCATTACTTGCAGCGGGGGTGTTTTTAAAATACCCTAATGTAAATACAATCAAAGGAATGCTATTGTTTGTTGTTTCTAATGAGAGTGTTAAAGCAGAATACACCCGTGAGAATGCACTAGATATATTCACATCACTGACGGGTATATTAGCAAGACGAGCAGTTGCTTATGAGACAGGTATCTTTAACGCATCTCCTAATGGGTTATGTAAGAAGTGGTGTCAAGCAACACAATGTATTCACAATGGTAGTTATAAGGGGGCGTGATGCCATACAAAGATAAGAGTGATAGAAATTATAAGCGTGACTGGGAGAATGAAAAGAAACGACCAGGAGCACTTGAAGGTAAGTTAGAAAGACAGCGTGCTAGACGTGCTTACGATAAGGCAGGCATAAACAGAGAGGGTAAAGACATTGACCATATAAAAGGGGTCAAGGCAGGGAATGCAAAAACTAACTTACGGCTAAGAGATCCAGAAATTAACAGGTCGTTTCAACGTAATAGTGACCATACCATGAAAAAGAATGAGCCACCACCTAAAAAACGAACCCGTAAAAAGACACAATGAAAGTATCCGTAAAATCAGTTCAAGTGATTGCAATGGAGTCAGGCATACCAGAGAGTGTTGTTGATAGATATATAGATGCTCTCTGTATGATGACATTAAGAGTTAGGAAAAGTGAGAGGCGAGTATGTTTAAATAAAATTAAAGCATGGTATTTTAATTCGAGTAAAAACAAACCTCAGTTATTTGATATTTTAAACGACGATTAGATTCACTCCCTTAAGGAGTTGAGAGGGTTCAATGGAAGTATCTATTTTAGACGATAAGGTATTGTCTATTAAAACAGCAGTCCCCGATGCAATTACAAGTGTCATTACTAAAAGCAAACAAGTAAGTGACGACGAGGTGTGGGTACACTTCGGTCTAGGTGAGGCGCATATCCTGAACAATATGGGGATTAAGAACGTGCCGTCTCCTATTCGTACACAGTATAAATGGACAGGGGTGTATAAACCTTTTGACCATCAACGTGCAACAGCAGAGTTTCTGACACTTAACAGACGTGCATTTTGTCTTAATGAAATGGGTACTGGTAAGACGTGTTCAGTAATATGGGCAGCTGATTACTTGATGAATTTAGGTGTTATCAAACGAGTGTTAATTGTCTGCCCTCTATCCATTATGGATGCGGCTTGGCATAAAGATATATTTAAGACAACTATGCACCGTCGAGTAGACCTCGCTCATGGAACGAAAGAAAAAAGAGTAGACTTAATAAACAACGGGGCAGAACTAATAGTCATCAACTTCGATGGGGTTGAGATTGTTGAAAATGAGATTGCAAAAGGAGGCTTTGATTTAATAGTAGTAGATGAAGCAACGCATTTAAAAAACGTCACTACTCGACGATGGAAATGTCTTAACCGATTGGTTACTCCCAACACATGGCTATGGTTATTAACGGGTACGCCTGCATCTCAATCTCCTATGGATGCTTATGGGTTAATTAAGTTAGTCGCTCCTACAAAAGTACCCAGAGCAATTAACGCATTTAGAGATATGGTGCAGATAAAAGTCGGACCGTTTCAATATATAAACCGACCTGATTCAGAAACCATCATTCACTCCCTACTGCGTCCTGCTATTAGGTTTACCAAAGAAGAGTGTTTGGATTTACCTGAACTTACGTATCAAACAAGGGATATACCGCTCACGTCTCAGCAAATGAAATACTATAAGCTGCTAAAGAAAGAGATGTTAATGCAAGCAGCAGGGGAAGAAATATCAGCGGCTAATGCTGCGGTGTCGCTTAATAAATTATTGCAGCTATCAAGTGGGTCTATCTACTCGGATTCTAAAGAAGTTATAGAGTTCGATGTTTCTACACGCGCATCTGAGTTAGTAGATATAGTGAAAGAGTCTTCACATAAGGTGATAGTATTTGTTATGTTTAAACATACTATTGAGGTAGTTGAGAGAATACTCGTATCTGAAGGATACGATGTTGGCGTAGTGCATGGGGGGATACCTGTGCATAAGCGTAATGAATTGTTTGCATCTTTTCAGACAACTAATCAACACCAGATACTTATCATACAACCTCAAGCAGCGGCACATGGGGTTACTCTACACGCGGCTAATACTATTGTATGGTGGGGTATAACGTTATCTTTGGAAACATATAAACAAGCTAATGCTAGGATTCATAGAGCTGGACAGATAAATAAATGCAGTGTTGTCCATCTAATCGGATCACCTGTTGAGAAGAAAGTCTTGTCTGTTTTAGAAAGTAAAAACACGTCACAAGCCAGGCTGTTAGACTTATACAAGGAAGTCATTATATGATACATACAATCAATGCTTGACATTAAATAAATAAACCAGTACAATACAACTTCATTCATATCTAAGGAGGCAAACATGAATGCTGAAAAACTTGTAACTGCTTATATTAAGATTCGTAATGCAAGACAGAAATTACAACACGAGTTTGATGAAGCAGATGATAAACTTAAGCAGCAGATAGATTTAGTGGAACAGGCTCTATTAGAGCTTTGCAAAGAGATGGGTACTGATGGATTACGTACTCAAGCAGGAAGCGTAACAAGGATGGTTAAAACAAGGTATTGGACGACTGATTGGGCGAGCATGAAAGCTTTTATAAAGGAGCATGATGCACTGGAACTTTTAGAACAAAGGGTGCATCAAACTAATATGAAATCGTTTTTAGAAGATAACCCAGACCTTATGCCGCCAGGCATGAGTATTGATAGTAAATATTCGATAACCGTAAAGAAACCAAGGGGGAAATAATGGCAATCGAAACTGAAGATGGTGTGTTCTTAACCACCAAAGAAGTAATGGCAGTATTAAATTTATCACGGCAAACTGTTACCTTGATGAGAAAGCAGGGTGTGCTGGCAACTTACCGTCAAGGTGTTAAGCATTATTGCAGTGAGAAAGAAGTATACGATCTGCTAGAAAAAAGAAATCAACTTGTTAAATTAAATAGAGGAGATAACCATGAGTAATGAATTAAGCATATTTTCATCAGGCGTTGCAATTCCTGCTCACCTTCAAAAGAAAGAGTTAAGTGAAACCACTAAAGCATTGTTAGGTGGCGCACTTAATAATCGTCGTATCTCTATCAAAGGAAGTGTGTTTAGAATGATGGTAGGCGGTAATGAGCTTGCAAAAAATGAAGACCGTTCAATGAACGTAATTATTTGTGCGGCTGCTCCTAAAACATCAAGACAGTATTATTCAGGTAAGTATCAAGACGGGAATGTTTCTGCACCTGATTGTTGGAGTGCAGATGGTGAACGTCCTAATAAGTCTATCGCTAATCCTAAAAATAAAACCTGTGAAGGCTGTCCAATGAATGTAGCAGGGTCAGGTGAGGGGACTTCACGAGCGTGCCGATACTCGCATCGTATAGCGGTTTTATTAGAGAACGATATTATGGGTGATGTATATGAATTATCGTTATCGGCAACGTCCATATTCGGTAAAGGTGAAAATGGAAAACTACCTTTGTTTCAGTATGCTAAGACGTTAGCATCGCATAATATGAACGTGACAGATGTGGTTACGGAAATGCGGTTTGATACAAACTCACCAACACCTAAGTTAATTTTTAAAGCGGTGCGACCTCTCGATGAAAAAGAGATTGAGTATGTGTTAGAGAAAGGGTCATCTCCTGAAGCTTTAGAAGCAATTACAACGCTTTATGTCGTATCTACGCCTAATGAGATTATAGAGATTCCTGAAGAGTCTCCATTCGATACTAAAGTTTCTGAACCTGTTGTCAGAAACAACCCTAAAAAACAAGCTGTGAATACCCCTATTGATTTAAAAAGTACCGTAGAAGAATGGGCTAACGATTAACTGTTAGCTTCTATGGAGGGGGCGGTCTTTTACCGCCCCTTTTTTTGCTCTTAATTTAATTAGACTTATGAACACATCACAATCTCTTAATCAATTCTTTGAAACAGTCTTAGCACCAGGAATATACTGTGTAGTAGGTATTAACAAAGGAAGACCTACGCAAAAGTTTTTCTCAGATGTTAATGAGATAGAGCAATGGGCAGCTAATCAGGTTGAACTTGGAACAGACGCTTACATATCACTAGCTACGTATAAATCAACTGAAAATAGAAGTGCTAAAAATACAGACTTATTTAAGTCGTTATGGGTTGATTTAGATATAGGGTCAGATGTTACCTATGAAACTCAAGTAGAAGGGATCGAAGCACTACGAGACTTTTGCACACTCACTAACTTACCTAAGCCTACTATTGTTTCATCAGGCTACGGATTGCATATCTACTGGACATTTGATACACCTGTTAATTATAACATTTGGAAACCGATAGCCTCTGCACTGGTTGATAAAATACAATCAACTAAATTTAGAGTAAAAGATAAAGGTATCACTACAGATGCAGCACGTATTCTAAGAATACCAAACACTATAAATTTTAAAATGGGTAAACAGGCTAATGTTGAGTTACTAACATTATCGCCATCAAACCCTGTTGAACTATACCAACAAGCCTTACAACCTAAAAGTATCTCACCGCTAGAGCAAGCAGAACTAGCCGTTTCTAATAGCCCTTTAAATGATACAACTCGTGCATTACTTGGGAATATCATTTATAAGTTTTCTCGTATTATGCAGAAGAGCATTAACGGTAACGGGTGCGCACAGATGTTGTACGTCTATCAGAATCAGGCCTCTATATCTGAACCCTTATGGAGAGCTGGCTTATCTATTGCACAGTTTTGTATTGATAAAGAGAAGGCTATTCATAAACTGTCTTATATGCACGAAGAGTATGACCCTGCTGAAACAGAACGTAAAGCTTGGCTCATTAAAGGCCCGCATTTGTGTGAAACGTTTTACAGACTTAACCCTGAATCTTGTGAAGGGTGCAAACACAGCGGGCTTATCAGTACCCCTCTTCTCTTAGGTAAAGATATTTTAGAAGCACAGCCTTCTGATAACCTTATTACGGCAACCTCTAAAGAACTTGGTGTAATGGACATAGAGATACCGCCTTACCCTTACCCTTATACACGAGGACCAAACGGTGGTGTATACGTTAAAAGTATATTAGACGATGATGGAGAAACAGATAAAACGCTTGTCTATGAGAATGACTTTTACGTTGTTGGTAGACGAACAGATCCTAATGAAGGGGAAGTGTTACACATGCGTCTTATTAGACCTCATGATGGAGTGAGCGATTTTATTGCACCTTTAGCGGTTATAACTGCATCGGATAAGTGCCGAGACTTTCTATCATTTAAAGGGGTTGCTGCTCATGCAAATCAGATGAAGTTGATTATGTCGTATTTAATTGCATGGACAAAGCATTTGCAAAACACCACAAAAGCTGAACAGGTTAGAGTTCAGTTTGGATGGACACCTAATGATGAATCTTTCATTATCGGTTCAAGAGAGATTGTTAGCGGTATGCCGCCTAAATACAGCCCGCCTTCTGTTACTACGCAGAATATGGCAAAACACTATACCAAAAGCGGGTCTCTCAATAAATGGACAGGTATCGTAAATAACTATAGAACAGTTGGAAATGAGGTTAGAGCATTTGCTCTCTTTTTAAGTTTAGGTGCTCCCATGTTTAAGATGTTCTCATTAGGGGGTGCGATTCTACATTTAACCAACGCATCATCAGGTGTCGGTAAAACAACTATTCAGCATGTAGCAAACAGCGTATGGGGACACCCTAAAGCAACTATGTTGGTTAATGACGATAAGATTCTCGCTAAGTATCAGCGGATGGGTATTATTCAAAATCTTATTTTATGTATTGATGAGTTAACCAATTTACCTGCTGAAGAAATCAGTGACTTAGCATTTGGTATATCAAACGGAAGAGGTCGAAACCGTATGAGTGCAGGGGCTAACGTTGAAAGGGTTAACAATACTACATGGTCTATGCCTTGCATCACGTCAGGTAATAACAGTCTGCATGAAGTATTACAGACTTTAAAGGCTGATCCTGAAGGTGAGATTCTTCGTATCTTAGAGTTAGAAGTGGTTAGATCCGATAATATGTCTAAGCAAGAGTCAGACCAACTATTTTCAAAAGACTTATTAAATAATTATGGCCATGCAGGTGAGATAATAATGCAGTGTATCTTAGATAACTACGACTCTTCTATTAGAGACCTGTTTAATATCCAAGAAGAGTTTGATGATATTGCAGGACTTAAGCAGAGGGACAGGTACTACTCAGCTCTTTGTGCAACTGCTATATTTGGCGGAAGGCTTGCTAATTCACTAGGTATTATAGACATACCTGTTGACCCTGTTATTCAGTATCTATCTTCTAAAGTAGGAAATGTACAGATACCCCACCGTATACAAGAAGATAAATCACTAGCTAACTTGGGTATGTTTATGTCTGAGTTTGTTCAGAATCAGTTAATCCTAAGAGCGTTATCGTCTAGTAAAGACATCTTAAATGCACCGATTGAAACACCTAGAGGACCGTTAATTATTCGTAGAGAGGTGGATACTAATAAGATATTTATTATTGCATCTAACCTGAAGTCTTGGTGTGCTAAACGTCAAATATCTTATAAGTGCATGATAGATGATTTAAGACGTAGAGGCACTTTAGAATCTTTATCTAAAGTTAGAATGTCTGCTGGTACTGTTCAAGACAGCCCAGCAGTTTATGCACTGGTTATAGACGCAACTAAATTAGAGTAGTTTTATTTATAAACCTTATCATATATCTTACTCGCCTTTTCCTGATTAAGTCTAATACGTTCGTTAATTAAGTCTATTCTTTGTTTCTTAGCAGCAGGCGAGTAATCTTTATTTGGCATACTTAATATCTGTGTCTTTTGTCTATTTAACTCATCTATAATATATTTAAGTTCGTTTAAACTCTCCTTTGTATCTAGGTCATATAAGTTCCCTTTACTAATCGCATACTCTGATGCTTTTTCTCTTCCTTGATTTTTATTTATCCTGTTAGTAGATTTAGAAACTTTATCCATCTCAGAGAGTAATGTATAGTATCTTGACACATTTTTAGAAGAGTAATCTTTTCCTAACAGAGGCGATACGCCAGGAAACTTTCTAAGCATATCAATGTTAGATTTTTCTGCATAAGGCATATCTAACCCTTTATGTAAAGCGTAGTCTGTTGTTAATAAGAAGACTCCTCCTGCATAGCCTGTCCATCCCCTAATTAAATGGTCTACTGAAAGTGGAGAGATAACCCCCGTCTTACCTAATAATTTAGCTAGTTCTGAAGTATCTTCTTTATACTGAAGTTCTGTCTCTAACCCTTGCAGCTGCAAAGGAACAATATTTTTTCCAGTATAAGTATCATAGTTAGCCCCTACTTCAATTAACGGTTTTAGAATAGATACGCCATAAGGTATATTAAACAATGCAGATGCTACGGCTATCTTTATTGCCTCTTTTGTTTCTTTAGGGTTTTCTGTACCTTTATTAATAAAACGGTTATAGATATGATTACTGAAAACAAACGGTAAAGCAAAAACATCAGGACGTATTGGTAGTGAAACATTAGAGTCAATACCCATCGCTCTTAATGGGTATACACGTGTATCTCTTTCTCGAATATCACGGTTCTTAAACTTATCTTTTTCTTCTTTATCAGTATCCCCTGCCCCTATCAAAGCATTATAGATAAATGTAAGAGCCATAACTTGAGCACTGGTTGATGCAAGAATAGCATAGCTTTTTAATTTTTCTTCAGGTGAAACCCCTCTACCCGCTATCGTATGAAGAGCACTTCTCGTTGCAGCTAGATAAGCTCTTAAGAAAGGTGTGATAGTCATAGCCGTATTAAGCGTTGCACTTGACCCTTGATGACGGAAGTTGATTATTTCAAACGCCCTTTGTGTCGCTATCATTTCAGCTTGAGGGTTTCCTTTATTTTCATTAAGTGTTTGATTATAAACAGCCTGTCTTACTGCGTTATCTCCAGTCATTGCAAAATGCTCAAGCCAGAGTTTTAGTTTATTCTCTGATTTATAGTCTGAAAGAGGTTTATGACCTAATGATAAATCATGGATACTTTTATTAAATGAATCAGTAAAGTCTTTTTGACCTACTATACCGTAAGCTTTTAATTTTTCATGAGTTTTAGATTTACCAACTAAAGTTTTTCCAAATTCCCCTAAAACTCCAAACGGTAATTTCATAGGGTTTTTAACACCAGATGTATACATTGCTGTCAATGTATCTTGTGGTAGCTGCGATAGTGTGAAAAAGGGCATTAATACAATCGAGTTACGTAAATTTTGTGATACCCATCGACCAGCCTTCATAAACGAATTTAATGCAACAGGAGGAATACCTCCAAATGCAATAGGCATCATCGGATCTTCAAACTTCCAATACTCCTTTACTCCATGACGATATACTGTTACAACACCCTCGTCAGAACCATCTACTTCGTTAACAAGAGTAGAACCTAATACATCGTCTGCAATGTCTATCATCTCTTTAGCTTTATGGTTTTTCATAGCTTTCACAAAACTATAGAACACCCACTTTTCCATATTGAGAACAATATCATCGACTTCTCGTTTAGACCCTTCAATACCGTATTCTTTCTGCCCTCTACTTAACGAACCCATTGGGCTATAGAAGTTATCATTATTAGCAATCATATCCAGTAATAAGTCTGAATCCTTAGCATCCATAATACGATTAAACGGTACATACGCCGCAGCATCCATATACCTCTGAGCTTGCTTCTTAGAATACCTACCCGATTTAACTAGAACATCAATACCATGTTCTCTAATGTTGTGCCACATATCAAGCGGTTTCTTATACTCAGGATGCGCATTATAAGTCTTTAAATGCGTAGCGACTTCCGCTCTATCCATGTGCATATTTTTAGCAAGTTCTAAAATACCACGATGTGCTTTTAAGTAACCAGCCCTTTGCGGAACTGGCTTCAAACTAGCTTCATATTTAACTCTATCTGCTTCTTTGTAAATATCGTTAATACGTAAAGCAACGGCAATATCTCCGAATATCTTATGAACTTGTACTTCAGGCACACCTTTATTTTTTGAAATATCGGTAAGCATTTCACGTATGTGAGGAAGAGAATCTTTGCTATATTCAGCTTTCCACAGCTGTGTTTCTTTATCTAGTTCAAGTCGTCCTCTATTAGCCGCTTCTCCTGCTACTGATTGAACATGTAGTATTTGACTGTGTGATGCTCTTATTAATGTTTTTCTAAGTTCAGGGAATGTTATTGTAGATCCTTTCAACATCTCGTTTAATTTACGACGAATAGTATTTATATAACGAAGTTCATTACCAAAAACTTTCATTTCTATAAAATCACTAACATCAGTTAGCCGTTGACTAAACGTAGGCTTCTTAGGGTTAGGATTAAGACTAGCTCTTTTTGCTATGCGTGCTTCATTTGCATTGAGGGTGTCTTGTTCTTCAGGAGAAAGTGAATAGCGAATACCCTCTTGATCTTTTAACAGCGTTTCATTAGCGCGTGTCGGCTTATCAAACAACAAATCACTCGGCGCACGTCTTAAAGCTTGTACTGCCATGTCATTTAAGTCTTCAACGGTGAATTTACCAACCGCGTTTAAATAATCGAGTTTTGGCTTACCTGTTAAAGCTGCACCGATTTTACGCAGTGCCTGTCTAAACCATCCCATGAAGCGTTGATACAGACTTGTTTTGCGCCCTAGTTCGCTCTCAATAAGGTAGGCAAGTGTTTCTTCGTTTATATGTTCTGGGTTAGTCCCTGCATCGATAGCACGTTGA